CTTCTCAGATTGTTGTTGCTAATACAGGAATTTACAATTTACAATTTTCATCACAATTTGATAAATTGGATTCGGGTGTAGATTACGTTGACGTTTGGTTAAGAAAAAATGGAAATGATGTAAGTTCAAGTGCAGGTGCTATTTCTTTACAAGGAAATTCTCCTGCTTATATGATGGCTTCTTGGAATTATGTTATTGAGTTAATTGGTGGAGATATAATCGAATTATATTGGGCAAGTGCAGATATTAATTTGCAAATTTTTTCAAACACAAATCAAATATCACCATATCCAAGACCTGCAATACAATCAACTATTTTAACAATTACCCAACAAGCGGGTATCATGGCGGGAACTGGAATAACGGCAATCAATTCGTTAACTGGTGCAGCACAAACATTGGTGACTGGTAGTTCGGGTACTGACTTCGCAATAGCATCCGCAGGTACCACCCATACCTTTAACGTACCAACTGCATCCGCTACAAATAGAGGTCTATTGAGTTCGACTGATTGGTCAAATTTCAATTCAAAAATTGGTGTATCAAAATCAGTTTTATTTGGTAACTTTGGAGCAGGTTCGGTTGGCGCAGGTGCGACTCTTTACGCAGGATTCGTAAAAGCAACTGCGTTGTATAGCGCATCCCAAGCATTCCAAGCAAGGACAGTTGTACCGATTGCATGTGTTGGTAAGAATTTAACCGTGAACATCGGAGCGCAACCAGCTTCAGGTAGTGCCGTTTTGACGATTCGTGTGGATGGAGTGGATAGCGCATACACGTTGACCATTGCCGCAGGTAGTGCAACTGGTAGTTATCAAAATACATCAAGTTCGTTGAGTCTAAGCGCAGGTGGTACAATAGACATCAAAGTTCAAAACAACGCAGCAGCATCAACTGGAGCAATCGTAGCATTGTCAATGATTTTAGAAATATGAGATATACAATAACTGAATTCGATAACGTGACAATGATTTATGTCATTGAGCAAAATATTTTCTTTGGATTTGATTCATCCGAAGATTACGCACCATTCCGCAACGCGCTAATTGAGAAAGGTATTGATGCGTTTGTTGACCTACTTATTGAAGACTCAAATACTGCATTTTTAACGTTCACCAATGGCTACTAATCCAATCAATGAATTGATGAAGGAGTTCGGCCAAGAGGTTGTCGAAAGGGCTATGCTTAACTTGGGAGTGTATCGAACTGTCAATGGAAAGAAACGCAGGGCGGTGGCATCTGATACCTTGCGCAAGTCATTAACTTACCGGTACGATAGCAAATACAGACGCATTGATTTTTTTGCGAAAGGAAAGGCGAGTGAATATGGAATCTTTGTAGAGGAAGGTGTTAACGGATATCAGTCAAATAACAACTCTCGATTTTCATTCAGAAAAAAATCAGTTGATGTGGAGGCGATTCGTAATTGGATGAAAATAAAACGCATTCAACCACGTGAGCCAAACGGATCGTTTAAGAAATTCGCAACTCCAAAAGCAAAGGAAGACGCAACCGAATGGATGGCAAGTAAGATAGCAAGGTCAATAGCACGTAGAGGAATCAAACCACTATTCTATTTTCGTGATGCCGTGAATGAAACTTTAGTGGATTACAACGCAAAATTTATGGCGACATTGAAAGGTGAAATCACAATCGCAATCGAAGAAAATTTACAAGGTAAAATAAAAATATAATGGCATACAACGCAGCGGTTAGGGGGTTATCAGCGCAAGGACCAGATAATTTGACTGGAATGTGCTACTCAAATAATGATGTCACATTCACAATGACTTCATCTGAGTTTGCAAATAGTGGATTCAAGTACGTTGTGACAATTGAAGATTTAACAACCCTCAATATTTACAAATTCTACATTGCGCCAAACGCAGTAGGTAGTGGGGTGTTCAATTGCAAAACTATCTTCAACCAATTAGTAACGACTGGCGTAACTATTCCAGATAGTGACGATGTCATTCTTCAAATATCCGATTCCTTATTGATGAGTGATAATTTGGTGAACCAATTTACCGTTAAATTATATGAGGGATATGATGTAGCTGGAGTATTTACTGAGGATAGCGAGGTGTCAATACCATACAATGTAATGTGCGTATATGGCAAGGGCAAAAGCAACTTTTTGGTGATGGGTAGCAATGATACCAAACCAATTGCATTAAGTCAATGCTACGACAACACAATTGGATTTAATGCTGAAACAATAGCGTCACGCATCAATATCCCTGCGACATTGCAGGAAGAAGTTATCAATTGGCAACGCATATCAAGGTCGAATGTTACAGGCGCTCAGGATAGCGCATACAAGATACTCAGTTGGATAGCAGACGATGGAACATTCATAAATGAAAACTATCCCTATACCACTATTGCGAATTTTAGATATGTATTATATGACAACGCATATAGCGAAATCACAACCTTTGATATTCCAATGGAATTCATTGAGGGTGGATTGATTCATATTCCCGCAGGTCTTAAAAACTTAGTTGAAGGTTCACTCATAACGCAAGGACAAGCTGACGATACTTCCTTTTGGACAATAGTCGGAGTAGATGGAGATGATGTTGAGGTGACTGCCAAATACGGATTTTATATAGATGAAGATTGCAAACACAACCCAGTGCATTTGTACTGGCTCAATCAATTGGGTGGATGGGATAGCTACTCTTTCATTAAGAAAAATGAAAGGTCTATTGATGTCGAAAAGAAAAGGTATAAGACTTATCTAGGCAACTATAATACTGCCGATGTCGATAACCCATTTGATACCAAAAACTATTCAAGGTCACTCAATGAGCGTGAGCCAATCACAAAGACTTTCATTAACTTAACAAGCGATTGGGTGACTGAGAGTGAATATAAATGGATGAGAGATTTATTCTACTCAAAATCTGTTTGGATGGTGGATGACAACGTTGACGGTTACAACATCTTACCAGTAGTGGTTGAAGATACCAACTACTTGATGAGACGTGAACGTAACAGTCGCAAATATAACCAATCATTGAGACTTCAATTAGCGAACGAATACGATACAATCAACATCACAAGTTACGAGTATCCATTGCCTGACCCTGACCCTTGCACAATTGTTGACTCGGTTGCGGTGGTTGCTGCAAATGGTGTGGCAAATATTTCACCCACTCCAAATGAATATCCAGTTGTGTTCCAAGCTACAAATTGGGGTATCAATGGTGGTACTAAATATATGCCAAAGATTTGGAACGTGAATGGACTTCCATCCGATCCGAATGGATTGACAACTGGTCAAACATACCGAGTAGAAATCACATTGAGTACACCAATGACTGGGTTATTTTATTTCTCATTCGGAAGATTAGCACCTCAACCATCATTCAATGGGTGGGATTGGGCTCTAGATGGTAGCTTAACCACAACGCAAGTCAATAATTTGGTGTGGAATCCCTACAATTTAAGCGGTGGAACGGGTGTATATGGCATCATTGGAAAGGCAGGATTGGCTGCACCAGGTTACAATGGTACAATAACTATAAATGTCTACTCAGGTAGCGGTTGCTAATATGGAAACAGCTTTAATACTATACACGCAAGGTGACAATACACCTTACTTAGTTGACCTTTACGAGAATGAGAATATCTCTTTGAACTATTCGTTCAATGACATCAAAGATTTGACTCCACGCGGCAACTATTCACGCACATTTCGTATTCCATTTACTGAGACGAATGCAAAGATATTTGGGTTTGTGCAAGAAAATACATTTCAGTTCAGTGGGTTCAATCCCAAGCGCAAAATCAATGCATCCATCACAGTTGATACCATACCAATCATAGAGGGATATGTGCAGTTCAAAGCTGCCTATACAAGCAATGGTGAGGTATCAGATTTGGAGATTGTATTTTTTGGTAACGTAGTGGATTTTTTCAAGACCATTGGAGATGCTGACTTTAAGAATTACATAGCAGATGAGTTAACAACTGACTATCCAATTGACGTAACTTTTAGCACCTTAGATTTAGGAGATAGCAATATTCAATTTGGGTTGACGGATAGAGGCAACAAATGGGTGGGCAATAGCTTATCCGATGGAAGGTCAATTTACTACGACCCGAATTTACCATTCGATGCGATTTTGCAAGAGATTGCCAAGCCGAGTGAATTAACTCCATTCATATCTTCACGTTATATTTTTGATAAAATATTTTCACTTAGTGGATTTGAATTCAATGAGGCAAATAGCACCACACTTTCAGAGCAGTTAGATAAAATGTGGATACCTTGGACGAGTGAAGGTAACACAATGGTTATGATTGGCGGCAATGGTGACCAAGCGGTATTCAATGTCAATGGTGGTGTTGAGGATATTGTATTTGACGATACTGATTTTGTTTCGGTAACACTTGCCGATGGAACAAACATTTATACTTATACGATACCTGCAATGAACGTGATAAATGACCCGGGTGGAAACATCTCAGGTGCCAACATTTACACTGCGCCATTTAGCGGAAACTACATAATGAATGGATTGGTACACGTGCGAAGATTTGGTACGGGCGGTGCATATGTTTTCGCTTTGAACCTTGCATTTTTGATAACCACTCCGAGTGGTGATAAATTTATATCAGCGAATAATTTAAGCAATCCTTTAGTTGGATTAACAGGCACCCCTCAAGGTTATGTAGAATTCGGATTGAATGCAGCTTTTGCTACATTGGGAGAAACTATTGATGCGGAATATTATCTCGAATTGGGATCAACGGTTGAATTGGTTTTGTGGTATGACGACACAATGAATTTTGTCCCCATTCCTGCCAATTATATGAAGCTGTTGGACAATAGACCAACACCTTGGCCAAATGAACCATTCTCGCAA